GATGGTGAATGTGTCCGCCGTGAGGACCGTGACCCTGTAGAGCCCGTCTATGGCCGGCGTGGTGTTCGTGCCGTAGATGTATATCTCATCGCCTGTCGTCAGCTCGTGATTCACGCTCGTGATGATTGGCGGGTATGCGTTAGTGATCGAGTCGATGGGCCAGCCAGTGACCCATGCGGGGTATGTGCTGTCACCGACGATGTGGACTGGGTTGGCCTGGTCGAAGTAGAAGTCGCTGGTTGATGCGCCACTCTCCGCAAGCTGCCTTGCGTCCCTAGCGTGCTGCTTGATGTACTGCGAGGTGTACCAGAAGCCCTTGTAGCCGGGAACGCATCCAGGGTCGCTCAAGTCTACTGGCACGGAGAAGGTGTTGCCGTCGATGACGGTCACCTCGTACTCGCCGTCGATTGCTGGCACGCTGTTGGTGCTCAGTAGAAAAACCATGTCGCCGGTCGAGAGTCCGTGGAGCGCGCTCGTTATCTGGGTCGGGTTTGTCGCAGAGATTTGGCTTATCTCGCTGCCCGGGAGGAGCCTAGCGTTTATGATGTTGCTCGGGGTGATCTCGTTGCAGGCTATGGCCTCGGCAGCATTTGCTGTGATCTGCTGCGTGGAGTCGTAAATCTTCTCCTTGTAAATGGATTGGTTGCCCGACTGGAAATTGCGTTCCACGAAATAGATCGTGATGTTGTTGACCTTGTACGGCATCTCGCTGAAGCAGCCGTTGGAGTCTGGGACATAAAGGTCGAAGACCACAGTGTCCGTGATTGTCGGGTTCTGGTTGTACGCTACCTCGGCCACCTAGACTCCTTAGTTGTACGTGAACGCGACGGTGATTACGTCGGGCCGAATGATTTCGTAGAATTTGGTCGTGACCAAGTTGCCGCCGTTGTTCGGGTCGTCCGTTATGAAGGTCACGTCGATGGAGGTGATCTCCCGTAGGTCTGAAACCGTCTTCGTGATGTCGAGCTCCTTGAGGTTCTCGCCGTACTCCCAGTTGCTGAGCGCGAAGAAGGCGTCGAGTCGCCTCTGAATCTTCACCCGAAGCTCCTCCTCGAACTTCCTGTAGAGCCTGTCCATGTTGATGTCTATCTGGATATCCACCAGAAGAATCTGCCCATCCCTCACGCAGAGGAAGTCCGTGAACATTTTCCTGTTGTTCAGGTATCCTTCTAGTGCCGTCTTCAAGTCGGCACTAGCCTGTTGCAATCCCTCTGGGCCGCTTCTTGCCAGCACATAGAGGTCAATAATGTTCCCTGAGCAGCCATGGTTGCGAAGCACCGCCGTGGATTTGCCAATCTGTCCCTGGTAAGGGGTCGCGAACTGGTCGGCCAAGGTCTTGTAGTCAAGCCCCGTCACAGCCCTGTTCTGCACTCGGGTGTAGGCTGGGAGCTTCTGCCTTATGTCTGCAATGGTGTCGCCGCTGTACCCGAATTCGCCTCTGGTATAGTTCCGCAAGGCAACTGTGACGCCATAAGGTACACCCGACTGGTTCACTATTGTTTGGGTTTCCACAGAACCGCTGACTATGTTTCCTACGGGGCCGCCTCCTCTTCTGTAAACGACAGAGATTCGACTGCCATTAGTCGGCACAAGTCCTGCTTTGTTGTTCCCAAATATGACAAAAGCTTGCCAAGTTGAGTTGTATTCGAGCCTGTATTCCCTTCTTGGCTGTGAGTCCGTGAAGAAATCAACCTTTTCCCACAGAATTCCATCCACGAAAACGCGAACAGAGTCGAAAAGCACTGGCGACTCGTCCAGCGTGATTGTCTGGCCGACCAATCCTGTCCCAATCAAGTCAGTGGTTATTGTTCGTCCCTCAAGACCCACCACGCTTGCGTTTACGATGGTTCCTGCTGGTATGACTATGTCCTCATCCAGAATTGGCTCATTCTCCGCATTTGCAGGGAAAAGCTCGTAATCGATGCTGGTATCGCCCGACCGAATCGCAACTCGAAAAGGCGTGGCGACCACGATATCTGTCAGCACAGGGTTGTTAAGGCTAGCAGTCCACATGCACCTTGCTGCTATTGGCGGCTGAGGTTGAAAGCCTACTAGTTGGGCCAATCTGAATGCGTTTTCGGTTTCAGTTACAGTATCGATAAATATTTCATTGGCTATCTGATCCATCTTGAAAGAAAGGGTATCTGCCAAGAATGACCAGTTTTCGATCAGCATGATTGCGACCGATGACTCAACAAAGTCAGAAAAGTCTGTCGGAAACTTCTGCCTTATGAACTCAATCAACCTTGATTTCATGGACCAAAAGTCTTGATTGGTGTAATTAAGGTTGAAGATGTTTGGCGTCACAATCACTTGCGACTGGGTATATGGCGCTATGTCGAAAGGACAGTTGTTGTTAATGGCCATGGTTATCCTGCTATGATGCCAAGGGCACGTTCAAAACGAGCTCTTGGATCTCTTGAATGTTTTGGGGATCTACAAATAGAATCCTTATAAATAATATATGTTCCTCTTGCGTGAGATTGTCTGAGGCATTCAATGAGTTTCTGTCAACAGTAGATGAAACCTCAACTTGGGTCACAGCGATTCTAGGCTCCCACTGTTGCAGCGACTTGATGATGAGCTGCCGTGCTTGTTCTGCTGCCGCTCCGTCGTTTGGCTCAAAAAGTATTCGCCTCAAAGGCGTTCCAAAAGTGGGCAGCATCACGCGCTCGCCCGGATTAGTGAGCAAAAGCGTTAGCATGTCGCTTTTTATTTGATCAACGCCTGATTGCGAGTACCAGTAGCCGAGTGGATTTTTGGTGGTGGGATATGGTAGCCCTAAAAATTTAGCCATGCTTATTCTCCTGGGCTTGAGCAGTTCTTGTTGAATGGCAACATGTCGAATATCGAAACTGGTCTTGCATCGCCAGATGTACTCGCATAGACGCGATCGCTGATTCGCACACAACCTGAGCAGAAATCGTAAACCAATATTCCTGCGACTCTTGGATCTTTGTCGCCTTCGCAAGACTCAGCCTCATAATCTGCATCCTCTCCAGCAAGCAAAAGTATCATGTCTTTAGCAAGGAATAGGTGCATCTTGTCGGATATGTTTATGTACTGTTCTTTTGTATATACAAGATTTACTTTTGTAACCACTTCTATCAGGTCACTTGGATTTTGCTCCTCATCGCCGACTATGGTTAGGTGATTGTCGTAAGTGGAAACTATGTAGTTTCCTCCGACCCTCAAAAGCACAAGGCCAGGCCCGCTGGGTGCCTCCTGGTATCGGTGTATGTGCGGGCCCCTTTCCGTGTTGTCTTTGTGCGGGCAAAAAATTTGGATGTTTTGAGTTTGTGTTTCCTCTTGGCTGTTGTCGTCCTTGAAAGTCATCTCGAGCCCATAACCAGATCGGATTCTGATATAGGCCTTTTTTGATTTCGGGACGGGCACGCCACCATCCATCCTTTGGGGGGAACACTGCTCGTTTGTTTCGTCAACCATGTCGATGGTGTGGTTGCTGGTGCTTTGCAGGTGAATTCCACGCTGCTCACCGGCTATGCAGTCCTCTTTTGAGTGATCGTTGAGTTCGATCTTGTTGCCAGCGGCGCTTAAAAGCTTAATCCAGTTGTATTCGTTCCTGACCTGTTTCGGCTCTTCTACATCGCTCATCTCGATCAGATGGCCCGTGGCCGACTTCCAATACGTTCTGCCTGCGAACTTGTCGTTGCAGCCGAAATTAAATTCGTCACGCCAACCAAGGTCGCCCTTCGGCTCCTCGACGCTATCGTCCATGACCATTGTGTGGCCAGATATGCTCATGAGCTGAATCCCCGTCTGGGGCAGATCGCATACCGGGTTCAATGGCGTCGGAGGCCCTTGGTAGGGCTTGCATTCTTGGCGATGTTTAAAAAATGGGTTAGAGCCTTTTTGCTGCTCGATATACTTCGTGCCCTCTGCAGATGTGTCGGGGTGCCCACCGATGATCTTCGAGTTTGATTTTTCTCCCTCGCAACTGGTCTCCTCTTTTTTCTTTCCATATTTTGGAGTTATGTCATTTATCTTGGCCAGAACCGAGGGGTCGACGAAAGTCGACAATCCACCTCGGGCTACGTCCTGAAGGCTGGACTCGCTAGCTCCTTCAACGCAGCTGGTTTCACCGCTCCTCACTCCGCATTGTGGGTTGGCCCACTGGCCCGCATAGTGGAGGTGATCGTCCTTCAGCATCATCCAGTTGCCACGACTGGACATGATCTCAAATCTTTTCCACTTGTTGTTGCACTTCGGGTCGCCATCGACCATCTTGATCATGTGCTTTTCGGGAGTTTTGAAGCCATAAATGTTTGGGTAGGTTATGAGCCTCTGCGCTTCTGGATTGTTTGCGAAATCAACGATTGAGGTGAGGTCATAGCCGTTGTAGTTTTCGGTGTTCCATGGCGGGAAAACCTGCGAGCCATCGTCTGGGCCAACCATGTAGCCGTCGCGCTTTCCGGCCCAGACCTGACTGAACTCCTCGTTTGGATAGTTGAATCCAGCGCCGTTCGGCCCCCTGTTCCTGTGCCAGGTGGTGCCTAGGTAGTAGGGGCAGGCCCTGTTGCCGGCCTCAAAGACGAGGGCTATAGTCGATCCAGCCGGTGGCACCCATGTCAGACCGCAGTCGTCGAACCCGCCCATGCTGCTGATTGGCAGAGCCCACGGCAGCTCCTTGATTCTCATTTTCACTTTGTGGAACAAGGGGGAAAACCACCTAACTCGACCTTGCTTCCAAATGTCAATCGTCTCCACTACCAGCGCTATGTACATGCCGAACTGGGTTTGCGACTGCTCGACGACCTGTGAGTTGTCGACAATCTCTGCGCGAACCACAGACTGGGTGTCGTAGATCATGCCTCCGAGCCTATTCTCAATAGACTTCAGGCGGTTGTTCAGTTCTTTCAGTTGATTTTCATGAACTAAGCTCATCCAGTTCCCCCAGTATTCGTGTTGGGCGCAGCTCCTTCGCCCATGCCATCGGAGTAGTCGCCGAGCTTCCAGCTGTCGCCGCAGAACCCGACCGGAGCGTCGACTGGTATCTCGACGTTTGGCAGCAGAACCTTCAGTTTGAAGGTTGTGGTGTAGGTTCCGCTAGATATCTGATGGCTCACTCCCAAGATAAGATACTTCTTGTTGCTCAAAATTGGGTTGCAATTGCTTTCCTGCAACCAAGTTGCCCCGGTTCTCATCTCTGGATCTGCAGCGCCAATATAAAAAGGGTTTATGAAAACTATTGAAAGAAACTTGCCGAATAGGCCTGGCATTTTTTCCGGTTGTGGCTGATCCGCTGCGTCTGGCTTTTTAACGGGCCCAAGCACCGTTGCGAAAAACGGGTCGCCGATTATCTTCAGCTCAGCTTGGAAGCCTGGTTTTCCACCGCCGATCGCCAGCCCGTTTGCGTTCTCTGTGTCCAACTGTGCCTCGGCTGTTTTTTTTGCCTCTTCGGCATGCTGGTCGGGAACTCTGTGAATCCAGTCCTGCTGCTGAATTCCATACATCGATTGCGTGCCGGTCTGTTCAACTTGTGCAGGCGGCTCAAGCGTGTTGTCTTGCGTGCCAGTTGAGGAGCCACCTGCAACGCCACCGCCGCCCGGTATCATGCCCTTGGGCCAGTTGACGCTTGGGTTGAAGCTAATCACCGGACTGCAGTTGCCGCCATTCACAACAAAGGTTGCGACGGAATTGGCGCAGCAGTTGTTGTCGCTCGGGTCTTCGCAGAATACTATTTTGTTTTCCTCTGGCTTAAAGACTATGATTATGCCCTTGTCGTTTATCGTCCTCACCGACGCCATCCACATTCGCGATATGGCGAAGGCGTTGGACTGCTGCATAGGCCACGCTGCTCTCGGGCCGTATCCGCCTCCCTGAAAAAAACCCTCACCGTCGTTCTCTTCTTGGTCTTTAAGCTTGAACGATATATTCGTAAATTCAGAGTATTGGGTGTAAAGTTGCCTCAATGCAGTAACTAGATCCATAAGCTGGTCTTCTGCTCCCATGGTTCCCGTGTAGCTGACGCTCATCTCGTTGGCTTGCACGCCACGGACCTTGATCTTGACTTTTACGTTGCCGCCCTCAAAGTTTGTTTCGGCATCGGTGAAGATCCCGCCGAAGCGAAGACCGGTTTCCGTGAATGCCGAGACGAGTCGCGATGATCCGTCTGTTTTTGTGACAATCCAACCCCAGTCCATCCATACATTGAAATATTCTTTTTCCCCGAATCCGATTGTGTTGTTGATAGAGCTGATTATTTTCTTGTATGCGGTCCCACCAGCATCAAGTATTTCGATGTCCGCCCCATACCCCTTTTCCCCAGGAGTCATGCCGAATTCAAACGAGGTTACAGTCGCAGTGTCGTTCAGCTCTGGGCTTGTGGATTTGTTCCCCACCGTGACTATTGTGAAGCCCGAGAACAGCAGCTTCACATATGGAGCGTAGACAGCACCATCTATGGGCTCTGCGGCAGGTCCGCAGGCAGAGGAGTTGTAGCAGCTTTCAGAAATAGTGCATGGCATTTACGCTAAACCCGCAGGGGGTATCCTAATATTCTTCCCGGCTTTCAAGTCAAA